GATTTCTGTACCATTTAAAACTAATACCTAGTGAGTGGATTGATGAAGACGGATCATCAGAAAAAATACTAACTTTCATACCCTTTCCAGGAGAAAAAAAATGATTGACTTTGAAACAGATATTAAAAACCCTATAGGGGAAGATGACTTAGCCTTGATATTAAAACCTAAGTTTACTAACAAGAAATGGAATAGCACAGTTGACTTATCTGCTGTGATAATGCCTTCAAAGAAATTAGAAGAAGAAGATACAGAACAATTGAGAGATGTATTGTATGCTTTAGTTACATGCTTTCATCTTTTAAATACAGATTCAGATTTTGCTAAAAGAGTTTCAGACAAGATGGATGAAATAGCAAAAGAAGAAGGGTTTTCAGAATATGAAGATACTCCTGACAATGTAATAAAACTATCTACTTGGACAAAGACTGAGGGAGATATACATTGAGTCAATTAAAAGATGATTTGTATAATTGGGAGAAACAAAATGATGAGTTTTGGAAAAAAGAAAAAGGAAGTATATATAATGTTGATGTAGTTAATCATCCTCCTCATTATAATAAAGGCAAGTATGAAACTATAGATGTAATTGTAGATACATTAGGTGACTACGAAGCAATATCATATTGTCAAGGAAACTGTATCAAGTATTTAATAAGAATGTGGCATAAAGGAAGTGCCTTAGAAAATGCTGAGAAATGTTTATGGTACTTAAATAAAATGATTGAGCTACTAAAAAAAACTAAAGGGAAAAATTGGTAATGGATACTATAAGTTATAGTGGTATTAACATTTGTTACACTAGAGATATAGATTTATCAGATCAAGCTAAAGAACTACTAAGAGATTACTACATGCTTAAACATGAAACATCTCCTCAAGAAGCTTTTGCTAGAGCCTCTGTTGCATATTGTGAGGGTGATTTAAAATTTGCACAACGTATATATGATTATGCTAGTAAGAGATGGTTTATGTTTGCTAGTCCTGTCCTTAGTAATGCACCTAACATAGGTAAAAAGTGGAAAGCTTTACCTATATCTTGTTTCTTAACTTATGTAGGTGATACATTACAAAATTTAATATCTCACAACTCTGAAGTAGCATGGTTATCTGTTAAAGGTGGTGGGGTTGGGGGTCACTGGTCTGATGTGAGGGCAGTCGGTGATAAATCCCCTGGCCCTATTCCTTTTTTAAAGGTTGTTGATTCACAAATGACAGCATACAAACAAGGTAAAACTAGGAAAGGTAGCTATGCAGCATACATGGACGTATCTCACCCTGATATTGTGGAGTTCTGTAATTTTAAGTTACCTACTGGAGGTGATGCTAATCGTAAATGTTTTAATCTATTCAATGCTATTAACGTATCTGATAACTTTATGAAAGCTGTAGAATCTGACAGTATGTGGGAATTAAAAGATCCAGATACACAGGTAGTAAGAGATACTATATTAGCTAGGGATTTATGGCAACGTATATTAGAAGCTAGGTTTAGAACTGGTTCTCCTTATGTAAACTTTATAGATACAGCTAATAAACATTTACCTGAAGAACAAAAAAAGTTAGGTTTAAAAATACATGGTAGTAATTTATGTAATGAAATACATTTAGCTACTAATGAAAAACGTACTGCTGTATGTTGTTTGTCTAGTGTTAATTTAGAAAAGTATGATGAGTGGAAAAATACTAATATGATTAGGGATCTAACTAGATTCTTAGATAATGTGTTACAAAAGTTTATTGATAATGCTCCTAATGAATTAGATAAGGCTAAACGTAGTGCTATAGCTGAACGATCTTTAGGACTAGGTGCTATGGGCTTTCATGGTTACTTACAAAAAATGAATATACCTTTTGAAAGTCCTATTGCAAAGGGTATTAATAAACGTATTTTTAGAACTATTAAGATGGAAGCTTTAGAAGAAACTAGATTGTTAGCTAAACAAAAAGGTGAACCTGATGATATGAAAGGTTCAGGTAAACGTAATGCACACTTACTAGCTATTGCACCTAATGCTAATAGCTCTATCATATGTGGATGTACCCCTAGCATTGAACCTGTTAAGTCTAATGCTTATGTGCATAGAACTAGAGCAGGATCACACTTAATTAAAAATAAATATTTAGAAAAAGTTTTATTAAAGTATTATAAAAATACAGATGAAATGTGGAAATCTATTATTAGTAATGAAGGATCAGTACAACATTGTTCTTTTTTAAATGACTATGAAAAATCTATATTTAAAACAGCTTTTGAATTAGATCAAGAATGGGTTATAGAACATGCTTCAGATAGACAAACATTTATATGTCAAGGACAGTCAGTTAATTTATTCTTTCCTGCTGGTAGTGATAAAAGTTATGTAAACTCTGTACATGTAAGGGCTTGGAAAGCTAACTTAAAAGGACTATACTATTTAAGAACAAGTGCAGCTAATCAAGCTGATAGAGTAGGTACTCAAATTCCAAGAGATGCTTTGAAAGATGCAGAAGAATGTATTTCTTGTCAAGGATAAATTATGTTTAAAAAATTTGATAGAAAATTATTTGAAGAGTTTGATAAACTTGCAAGAGATGCAGGTAAAAGATACTGGAAAGCTAAAGGTTATCATGTAGTAGATAACATAGATAGATATGGCCCTGATCTAATAGTTACACCTGTTGGTGGTAGTGAATATTCTATAGGAGATTTTTATTGTGAAGTCGAAATTAAAAGACCTTGGAAAGGAAAAGATTTTCAATATGCTCACATCCAAATACCAGGGAGAAAAGCTAAGTTTCTTAACAAAGATAAGTACAATCTTCCGATCTGTTTTCTCGTCCTTAATGCTGACCAAACCTATGGTTATCTTATTCAAGGGGATACATTGGCTGAGACACCTCTTGTTGAAGTTCCTAATAAGTATGTATGGAAAGGTGAAAAGTTTTTTAGAGTACCTAAAGAAACTATAGATCCTGTGGAGATACCGAATGATTAAAAAACCTGTACCTAAAATTAATACAAATATTATAACTGTTGTTGAGTGGAAAGATGCTCAATGTGATGCAGATTGGGGAGAAATAGAACCTCCTGAATTAGCTAAAGTAGTTACTGCTGGATTTTTAATATCAGAAAATAAAGAAGCCATATGTATAGGATCTACATGGGCTGATCCTCATGCTAATGCTCGTATGCATATACCTAAAGCATGGATTTCTAGTAGAACAACAGTTAATATAAAGAAAGATGAATCTGATGAAGATAGAGATTGATAAAGAATTAAGAAATATGTTTATGAAAGAAGCCCTTATAGAAATGAGGAATGAACTAGATAAAAAATTTAAAATTAAACCTGAAACATTAAGAGAATATAATTTACACTATAGATTAATAGATGCTATAACACAGTTATTAAATGAACTTACAGTAGGTAATAACTTTAAAGCTGAAGAAGAATTAAAAAATAAAAAGATGATATCAATCAATGAGTTAGAGGAGGAAGATGTATATACTAATACATAAAAAATAGTGCTTGATTTAATATCAAGTTTGTATAAAACTGTTAATTACCACAAGGCTCATTCGAGCCTTTATTTTTCCAAGGAGCAACAATGAGTCTTACAAATCCCTCAGTAGTATACAAGCCCTTTAAATATCCTTGGGCTGTAGAGTTTGCAGTACAATCAGAGAAAGCCCATTGGGGTGAATGGGAAGCTAAGTTACAAGATGATGTAGCACAATGGAAGTCAGGTAAATTATCTGATGCAGAAAAGAATCATATAACTCAAATACTTAGACTGTTTACTCAAAGTGATGTAGCAGTAGGTACTAATTATCTTGAGTACTATATACAAAAATTTAAAAACAATGAGATTAGAGCTATGCTTACTAGCTTTACTAATAGAGAGTTTGTACATCAAAGAAGTTATGCATTACTTAATGATACATTAGGACTACCTGAAGAAGAGTACTCAGCCTTCCTAGATTATAAACAGATGAAAGATAAGATAGAGTTTATGAGTGACATAGATGTTACTACTCTATCAGGGTTAGGTAAATCCCTAGCTAGATCCGTAATGAATGAGGGTATGTCTTTGTTCTCAGCTTTTGCTATGTTACTTAACTATCAACGAACAGGTAAGATGAAAGGCATGTGTGAAATTGTTGAGTGGTCAGTACGAGATGAGACAATGCATTGTGAGGGTATGGTAAAATTGTTTAGAGAGTTTTGTAAAGAACATCCTAGAATAGTTACAGATGATTTTAAGAAAGACATATATCAGATGTTTAGAGATGGTGTTGAATTAGAAGATGCTGTAGTAGATACAGCTTTTGAGATGGGTGCTGTTAAAGGTCTTACTGCTGATCAAGTTAAACATTACATTAGGTACATAGCAGATAGACGACTAATTCAGTTGGGATTAAAAGGAAACTTTAAGGTTAAAGAAAATCCTCTTGAGTGGCTTGATTGGATAGTGGGTGGTGATACCCTTAAGAATTTCTTTGAGGGTGTTGTGACTGACTACAATGCATCAGGAATGACAGGTGATTGGGGTTGGAGTAATACAAAAAAGGAGCATAAAATTGCAGCTTAAAATGAAAGATAAAATAATAGGTGCTTTAATTACACATGCTGAAGGTATCATAGCTAAACATGTGGTCAACGTAAATATACTAATGGAGAATACACAGGGTGTTGCAGAGCACCCTGATGTAATGGAAACTATAGAGAAAGAGTTAGGTGTTATTGCTAAGTATCAAGATCAACTTGATGTGCTAAAGAAATATTTTTTATAGTTATCTTTGTTGTATATAATTATAATAGTAAAAATAGTCTTCATATTTTTTTGTTTCTTCTATTGTTTTACCATTACCACCTTGAGGATCTTCAGCATATTTTTG